CGCAGACGCGGAGCAAGCAGGGTTCCTGCTTTGCACGACTCTCGGAGACAGCACTTCGGCCAAACTTTTCGCGAAGTTGCGTCGTGGAAGTGAAGACTCGATGGCGAATATCGAGGCGATTCGTCTGGTGATCAGCCAGATTGGGCTCGAAAACTACCTCACAAATCAGGTGGGCGATGTCAACGCAGGAAATTGAGCGTCGGATCACGCTTTCGGAAGCCACGGTCGAGTACCGAGACGCCGGAGACGGCGAAAAGCGGCCGACAATTGTCGGCTACGGGGCCGTTTTCAACTCGGAGAGTCGAAATCTCGGCGGGTTCATCGAAACAGTCCACCCGAAGGCGTTCGACGACGTCCTTTCGTCGAAACCTGACGTCCTCGGGCTCTACAACCACGACAAAAACAAGTTGCTCGCCCGTTCGAGCAACGGATCGCTCAAGTTGTCGGTCGATGGCTACGGTTTGCGCTACGAAATGTCGCTGCCGGCGACTCGTGACGCCGAAGATGTCGCAACAATGGTGAAAGAGCGACTCGTCACCGGGTCTTCGTTCGCCTTCGCAGTCAGAAAGAACGGCGGCGACATCTGGAGCACCGACGAAAAGGGCATGAAGCGGCGAGAAATCCGCTCGATCGGCCTTCTGGAGGACGTCGGCCCCGTCGTTCGCCCCGCCTATGACGCATCCAGCGTCGTGGTGAGCCGACGAGCCCTCGAAATCGCTCTTGGCGAGAATTACCGGCCGAATCAGACGATGGCGAACTCGGCTCGTCGAGGACTTCGAGCCGCCGAAAAGCGCGACGACATCGACTCCAGGCTTCTGGTGATCGCCGAGCGACTCGTGAACCGCGAAATCGTCTCCGTCGAGGAGGTTTCCTACCTCGCCGAGGTGCATCAGCGGGCCGCCGCAGCCCGAGCCGTCAACTGGTCGGCGTCGCCGGCCTACGTCGAGTGGCTCCTGGCCGGTGGCGACAGTGGCGAGAAGTGGTGTGAGCGCCGGGCAGCCGCTTCCGCCTCGCCCATCGAGGCCGAAGAGGCAACGAGCATCGAAGACGTCGAAGATTACCGGGCCGATGGCGACGTGAGCCTGAAGCCGACGGCCGGCATGGCTGCGGCCTGCCGGCGTGGCCTGAAACTCTACGAAGAGGGCCGCGGCGGCGACGGGCTCGTGCCGGCGACGATCTCGTGGGCAAAGAAGATCGCCTCCCGCGAGAACCTGACCAAAGAGAAGGTCGTCAAGATGCGTGCGTGGCACGCTCGCCACGCGGTGGACAAGAAGGCTGGCTGGGACAAGGCCGGCGAGGAGACGCCCGGTTTCGTGGCATATCTCCTTTGGGCAGGGGAACCCGGCCGCCGCTGGAGTGAGTCAAAAGTCGCACAGATGGGCGAGGCCCGCGATGCCGACGGCGGCGTCGAGGATGATGCCGATTACGGCACGCTCTCTCCTGCGAATCTGGCCTACGCCGAGTCGCTCGAAGGCATTGTCGACGAGTTCGGGCCGTGGCCGCAGGGCGGCCCAGCCGGAGCCCACTACATCGAAGTTTCGCCATTCGCCGAGCGAGGCATGAAGTGCAGCAACTGCATCTTCTTCGAGGCCGGCGCGTGCGAGGTGGTGCAGGGAAGCATCTCGGAGAATGGAGTCTGCAAGTTGTGGGTCATCCCCGAGGGCAAGATGAGCGAAGAATCAAAGAGATCGGCGGTAGTTGTTGCAGAAGAGTCAACAACTCAAGAGGTCGTCGTCGAAGAGACGCCGGCCGTCGTTGCTGAAGAGTCGCCTGTTTCCGATGACGGGCTCGCCGCGCAGATCAAGTTGGCGGAACTCAACGCTGTCTTGCTCCGCACTCGTTTGCAAGCGAGCAAGCAGTAACGCTAATCTACAAGTAGAGACACAGTGCTACGCGATGGATGTCGCGTAGGGCAGTGCGAGCGACGTGAGGATTCACGGCGCGGCGCGCTAGCGGGAACAACACACCCGCCGGCCGCCGCATTCCGCGTTTGGCCGGCTTCAACAGGAGCAAGGCCAATCATGGCATCGAACCTCAAGCGTCTTCAGGAGCGGGCGGCCGGCATCTCGGCTCGCATGGCCGAACTCACCTCGGTCGAGGACCGCAGCGCGGACCAGACCAAGGAACTCCTCTCCCTGTCGGCCCAGGCCGATCAGGTGAAGACCGACCTCGAATTCGAGGAGCGGATCGCCGCCAAGGAAGCCGAACTGCGTTCGGTCGTCGAGAAGGCCGCTCCGGCCCCTGCCGCGACCCCGGTTGCCGAGGTCAAGGACGAGCCGAAGAAGATCGAGATTCGCGGCATCGCCCCGCATCACTCGCAACTCTCCGCGTTCAACGACGGCCCCGAGGCTGTCGAGAGCGCCTACCGCTGCGGCCGGTGGCTGCGGGCGGCAGTGTTCAAGAACGCCGACGACATCCGGTGGTGCAAGGAGCACGGCGTCGAGAACCGCGCCCTCAACGAGGGTAGCAACTCGGCTGGTGGCGTCCTCGTGCCGGAAGAGTTCGCGGCCCGCGTGATTCGTCTTGTCGAAAACTACGGCACCTTCGCCGCCTCGGGCGTCGAGAAGGTGACGATGAGCCGCGACACGATGATCATCCCGAAGCGGGTAACGGGCACCACGGCCTACTTCGTCGGTGAAGGCACTGCCGTCACCGAGAGCGAGCCGACCTACGCGAACGTCCAGTTGGTCGCCAAGAAGTTGGCGGTCGGCACCCGGATGTCGACGGAAGTGGTCGAGGACGCTCTCATCTCGTTGGCAGACGCAGTCGCAACCGAGTTCGCGACCTCGCTGGCCTACAAGATCGACCTCTGCGGCTGGACGGGCGACTCCACCTCCAGTTCGGGCGGGATCACCGGCGTCGTGCCGAAGATCAACGACGGCACGAAGGCCGCCAGCGTCGTCACCTCGGGTTCGGGTCGCACCGGCTTCGAGACTCTGACCGTCGCGGACTTCGTCAACGTCATCGGCAAGATGCCACTCTACGCCCGAAGTGGCGCTCAGTGGTACATCTCGCCGTCCGGCTTCGCGTCCTCGATGGCTCGTCTCCGTTACGCTGCCGGCGGTAACACCGTCGAGAGCGTCGGTGGTGGCGTCAACGAGACGTTCCTCGGCTTCCCGGTGAACCTCGTCCATGTGATGGACTCGACCCTCGGTGCCGACGCCGGCAAGGTCAAGGTTCTCTTCGCCAACCTGGGCCTGTCCTCGATCTACGCTCGTCGCCGGGACTTCTCTGTGCGGATGTACGATCAGGTCTACGCCACAACCGATCAGTTGCTCCTCCAGGGCACGATGCGGTTCGATATCGTCCACCACTCGCTTGGCGACAACTCCACGGCGGGTCCGGTGATCGCTCTCAAGACCGCCGCGTCCTGAACCTAAAACTTCCAAGGAGTACCCAGAACCATGATTTTCTCGCAGATGCACAAGATCGTTGCTTCGCTGCCGTCGGCTGCCGCAACGTCCGTCTCGACGCTCGTCGTCGACACGCAGACCTACGACTACGCCTCGTTCACCGTCCTTCGGGCGTCGAATGCGGCTACCACGTTCGCCAGCGTGCTGAAGATCGAAGAGTCGGACGACAACTCGTCCTACTCGAACGTCAGCGGGTTCGTCGGCGGCACCGACTTCACGATTCCGGCCGTGACCGACACGTCGAACACGGCGATCGTCAAGTTGGACATCGACACGAAGGTGCGGAAGCGCTACCTGAAGGTCAGCGTCCAGCCGTCGGCTTCGATCGCGGTGGCCGTCGAGGGCCGGCTCTCGCGTGGCGAGAACGCCCCGACGACTGCGGCCGAGGCTGGTTGCATCGGCTGGGTCAAGGGCTAATCCCGATTCAAGCGGGACGGCCAATGATCGGCCGGTGAAGGCGCAAGGAAGCGCGCCCGCTCCCGTCAAAAGGAGCGAACCGTGAAGGTGTGTGTCGGAAATGTCGAAGCGAACGCAAGAGTCGCGGCGGTCATGTCGACCCCGCGACTCGCGTTCACCGACAATCTTCTCTGCGTAACGGCCGCGCTGACCCCTCACGGCATCACGCCCATCAAAGTGACGGGTGCCTACTGGTCGCAATGTCTCGCCCGCGGGATGTCGAGCGTCATTGATACGCACGACTTCATCCTGACAGTCGATTACGACACCGTGTTCAGCGCCAAGACGGTCGAGGCTCTCCTCGCCCTCATGCTTCACAGCGGCGTCGATGCGATCGCCCCGCTGCAACTCAAGCGAGAGAGCGACGCCGTCATGTTCTCCATGCCGGGCGTCGCCCCCGACGACAAGTGTCAGGTGGGCGGCGAGTGGTTCGACAAGCCGGTTCAACTGGTGGGAACCGCCCACTTCGGCCTGACGTTCCTGCGAACCTCGGCACTCAAGAAGATGCCGAAGACATGGTTCAAGGCCACTCCGAACGACGAGGGCGAGTTCACGGGGGGCCACATCGACGAAGACGTGTCCTTCTGGCACAAGTGGCGAGAAGCAGGCAACACCCTCGGCATGGCGACCGGCGTCAGCGTCGGACACTGCGAACTGATGGTGACGTGGCCCAGCCTGGGCGTCTCCGGCAACAAGATTCAACAACACTCGACCGAGTATTGGAACAGCGGGCAGAAGGCACCCAAGGAAGCCTGGGGGGCCATTCAATGAAAGTCCGCATCATCAGGGGCTTCGACGCCTACGAGCCGGGGCAAGTCTTTGAGGATTGGCCGGGCGGCATGTGCGAAATCCTCATCGCCCGCGGGCTGATCGAGGAGGTCAAAGAGAAGGCTCCGGTCGTCGAGCGAAGTGTCGACGAGCCGGAGATTGAGACGGCCGAAGCATCGCCGCGACCAGGGAAGAAGCCGCGAAAGTAGCAAGGGGATGCAATGGACACGATCATCTTCGGCACGCCGCAGTCGCCAAACTCCACGATCACGCCGTTTCGGAGCCTAGTGAGAGTCACGAGCCCGGCCGTCGAGCCCGTCAGTCTCGCGATGGCGAAGTCGCAGTGTCGAATCGACACTGATTCCGAAAACGAATACGTCCAGAATCTCATCGCCGTAGCGCGGCAGTACGTCGAGGACGTCCTC